ATGTTTTAACTTCAACAATTAAAGTTGATGTTAAAATTGCAAAAGGAGGAGCCGACTACTTTTTAGCAAAAGGAGTTGTAATTCCACCAAATTCAGCTATCGAATTGATCCAAGGCGGAGCAAAGATTGTTTTAGCAAATGGTGATGTATTAGAAGCAGTTAGTGATACAGCAAGTTCACTAGATGTTTGCGTCTCATACATTGACACAATTAGTTCGTAGGAGGAATTATGACGGCAGTAGTAAATGGAATCCAATATATTGGAGGGCAATATAGCCCTAATGAATTTATACCTAATCAAGCGGCAACAATTGATGGGACTCAAACTGTAGAGAATGCAGTTCTTGCAGGACCTATTACTTTACCAGGTACAGTTATTATAACAGGAACAGTGGTAATAGTTTAATGAGTAAATTAGAAGTAAATACAGTTGCACCACAATGCGGAACTACTTTAACACTAGGTGAATCAGGTGATACAGTAACTCTAGGAACGGGTGCTAGTCAATCTGGTTTTGGTAGAACAGGAACAGTAGATTGGGAAACAAGTATTCAAACATCAACAATAACTGCAGCAACTGGAAAAGGTTATTTTGTAAACACTACAGGTGGTGCAATTACTGCTAACTTACCAGCAGGTGCTGCTGGATCAATTGTTTCTTTTAAAGATTACGCACAAACATTTGACACATATGCTTTAACTATTTCCGCAAATGGTTCAGAAAAAATTGAAGGACAAACCTTTGATTTAATTTTAACTACAGAAGGACAGGCAGTTACTTTAATATATGGAGATGCAACAAAAGGATGGCAAGCTGTTAATAGTAATGACATAGTAAATAAGGAAAAATTTATTACTGCTACAGGTGGAACAGAAACCACTTGTGGAGATTATAAAATTCATACATTTACAGGACCAGGAACATTTTGTGTTTCTTGCGCAGGAAATCCTTCAGGTTCAACTGAAGTTTCTTATTTGGTAGTCGCTGGTGGTGCTGGTGGTGCTAGTGGAAATGGTAATGGTGGTGGCGGAGGTGGAGCAGGAGGTTATAGAGAAGGTAAAAGTCCTGAAACTCCTTATACTGCTAGTCCTGTGGCTTGTACTTCAGGTACTAATAATGGTTTAACAGTTTTAGCACAAGGTTATCCAATAACAGTTGGAGGAGGTGGAAGTGCTTTAGGACCTGTTCCAGGATTTATGCCTTATGTTGTTGGTAATGATGGATCTAATTCAATTTTTTCAACAATTACATCTACAGGTGGTGGAGGTGGAGGAACAACTCCAGTTTCTTCGGGAGCAGGTAGAACAGGTGGTTCTGGTGGTGGAGCTGCAGGAGGCACACAATGTTCTGCTGGTGGAGCAGGAAATAGTCCTCCAGTTAGTCCCGCACAAGGACAAAATGGTGGATCAAAAAGTCCTCCATCTAGTCCTGACATAGCTTCTGCAGGGGGTGGTGGAATTGGAGCTGCTGGACAAAATTTTCCATTTTCTCCTAATGAAAACGGAGGAAACGGAGGATACGGAACAACGACTTCTATAAATGGAACAGCAACAGGTTTTGCTGGTGGAGGTGGAGGTGGTGCAGATTCTGCTACTAAAGGAAATGATCATACTTGGCCAAATGGAAGAGCCGCTACTCCTGGAGTAGCTGCTTGTGCAACAGCAGGTTTTGGTGGAGGAACAGGTGGTTTGTATGCTCCAAAAGTAGCTGGTACAGCAGGAAGCACCAACAAAGGTGGTGGTGGCGGTGGTTCAGGTTCACTATCAACTGGAGCAGGTGGTTCGGGAATAGTAATAATAAGGTACAAATATCAATAGGATATGGTAAAATAAAATTATGGCATCAACAATAAAAGTAGACAACGTACAAAATCAACCCGGCACTAATATAGTTAGTAAGTGCGGAACAACAATTACACTTGGTCAAAGTGGAGATACAGTTTCTTTAGCATCGGGTGCAAGTCAAACAGGATTTGGAAGATCAGGTTCTGTTAATTGGGATACAACAGTTAAAACAACTGGTTTTACAGCAGTGTCTGGTAACGGATATTTTTGTAATACAACAGGTGGAGCTTTTACAGTAACACTGCCGGCGGGACCTTCAGCAGGTGACATCGTGGCAATTAAAGATTATGCAAATACTTTTGACACAGAAAATGTAACAGTAGGTAGAAATAGTTCTAAAATTGGTAGTAAAGAGGTTGATGCAACTTTAAGTGAAGAAGGAATATCAGTTACATTAGTTTATATAGATGGAACACAAGGGTGGTTAGTAACCAATTCAGGTTTACAATCGAATGCTCCAACTGAAGAATTTATTGCAGCAACAGGTGGATCGATTACAACAGTTTGCACTAATTACAAAGTTCATACATTTACAGGACCAGGAACTTTTCAAGTAACAAATGCAGGAAATGCACAAGGTTCAAATACAGTTTCATATTTAGTAATAGCAGGTGGTGGTGGCGGTGGTAGATGTCGAGCAGGTGGTGGTGGCGCTGGTGGTTTTAGAGAAGGTAAAGCTTCTTCTGATTCTTATACAGCAAGTCCATTAAATGCTCCCGCAGGCTTACCAGTTTCTGTTCAATGTTATGCAGTTACAGTAGGTGGTGGCGGAGGTGGTTCAGCTTGTAGAGTTCATCACGGTTCGTGCGGAGTAGATTCAAGTTTTTCAACAATTACAGCAGGTAAAGGTGGTGGAGGTGCTAGTGACGGAGCGACAACCGGTAAAAACGGTGGTTCAGGTGGCGCTGGAGCAAATTCACAAGCCGGAGGAGCAGGTAATACACCTCCTACAAATCCTTCTCAAGGAAATGATGGTGCTCCCGCAGCTTCTGGATGTGGCGGTGGTGGCGGAGGTGGTGCCGGTGCCGTAGGTGGCCCAATGCCTTCTCCTACTATAGCAGGAACTGGTGGAGCTGGAGCAACAACTTCAATTAACGGTTCGCCTGTTCAACGAGGCGGCGGCGGTGGTGGTGGAAGCGGAGCTGGAGCAGGAGCTCCAGGAGGCGCTGGCGGTGGAGGAAATGGAGTAGGAAACGGACTTCCAACAGCAGCTGGTAGCCCTGGTACAGTTAACACCGGTAGTGGAGGTGGTGGAACATCACAGCCAGGAGGAACTGGCGGCAGTGGTGGATCTGGTTTAGTAATTATAAGGTACAAATTTCAATAATGAGTGAAATAAAAGTAAATAAAATTAGTCCAAGAACAGCTTGTGGAACTACAACATTAGGAGATAGTGGAGATACTATTAGTATTCCTGCTGGTGTATCAATAACAAACTCTGGTACTGCATCAGGTTTTGGTGCAACAGGTGCTGCGTCTTGGAATACAACAGTTAAAACAGGAGATTTTACAGCGGTTGCTGGCGAAGGTTATTTTGTAAATACAACAAGTGGTGATGTAGATGTAACACTACCTGCAGGAAGTGCAGGATCAGTGGTTGCAATAAAAGATTATGCAGGAACTTTTGATACTAATAAAGTAACATTAGTTAGAAATGGTTCAGATAAAATTGGTGGTGCTGCTCAAAACAGAGAATTAACAACAGAAGGAATTGCAGCTACATTAATTTTTATAGACTCAACACAAGGTTGGTTAGTAACTGACGATGGTTTACAAAGTAGTGTAAAAGCTCCATCTTATACAGTAGATTTTTTAGTTATTGCTGGTGGAGGCGGTGGTGGTAGAAATAATGGTGGGACTGGTTATATAGGTGCTGCTGGTGGAGGAGCAGGGGGATATAGAAATTCTTATAGTTCTGAAGCTTCTGGTGGTGGCGGTAGTTCAGAAACAAGTTTAGAACTTCAGATAAGTCAGGTTTATACAGTAACAGTAGGTAATGGTGGTGCAGCAACAACATCTGGTGTTACTACTTCAGCAAGTGGTGGAGATAGTTCTATTTCAGGAACAGGTATTACTACAATTACTTCCGTAGGAGGAGGTGGTGGTGGGGGAGTAGAAAGTGGTCACACTGGAGTTGGTGGAGACGGTGGTTCTGGTGGTGGAGGAGGTGGTAACGCTGCGCCCTCAGCTGGTGGATCAGGAACTGCTAATCAAGGTTTTGATGGTGGAACAACTACTGCAAATCAGTATAGTGCAAGTTCAGGTGGTGGTGCTTCTAGTGTAGGTACTTATGGTACTACCAATATTGGTCAAGCTGGTGGTCTTGGTTTAAGTTCTTCTATTACAGCCGCTGCAGTAGCTAGAGGCGGAGGTGGAGGTTCAGGAGCTTACAACAATTCTTCAGTCGGTGCTGGAACTTCAGGAGGTGGTGATGGAGGCGGTGCTTCTGGTGGTACTGGTGTAGCAGGTACAGCTAACACTGGCGGTGGTGGCGGTGGTTCTGGTGGTAATGCAACCGGAAATGGTGGTAATGGTGGAAGTGGTGTAGTTATTTTAAGAATGGCAACAGCAAATTATTCAGGCACGACATCAGGTTCTCCAACAGTTACAACATCAGGTTCAGACACAATTATAGTATTTAACGCAACTGGGAGTTACACAGCATAATGGCTCATTTTGCAAAAATAGGAAAAGGAAATAAAGTTGAACAAGTAGTTGTAGTAAGTAATGACGTAGCAACAACAGAACAAGCAGGAATAGATTTTTTAAATAATTTATATCATTCAAGAGATGTTTGGAAGCAAACTTCTTATAATAGAAATATAAGAAAAAATTATGCAGCAGTTGGTTATACTTATGACCCAACAAGAGATGCATTTATACCGCCTAGCCCTTATAACTCGTGGGTTATAAACGAAACAACTTGTCTATGGGAAGCGCCAATTCCAAAACCTAATGAAGATACTGATGAAATTAGGTATGAATGGGATGAAGATAATAGAGCTTGGCAACAAAAAAATTACACCTATAATGCAGAAACTGAAAAATGGGATTTAAATGAGTAAAATAGAAGTAGTTGAATGGTAATTAAAATTAATATATAAGGAGAAACATTATGGCACATTTTGCAAAACTAGGATCAAACGGAAAAGTTATAAGTGTATTAACTTTAGATAATTCTGATATGCTTAACGCTGATGGTGTTGAGGACGAATCAGTAGGTCAACAATATTTAGAGAGACATAACAACTGGCCTGCACAAATGTGGATTCAAACTTCATATAATACATCACACAATACACATTCATCAGGAGATAATTCAAAAGCATTTAGAGGAAACTATGCAGGTATTGGTTATGAATGGGACGAAGATAATAATATTTTTTGGTCTAAAAAACCACATGCTTCTTGGGTAAAAAATACAACGGATGCTAGATGGCAATCACCAATTGGTGATGCTCCAGCATTAACTGCGGAACAACAAGCACAAAATACACCACCAGATGAAAATACACCATCTACTCATAGGTGGATGTATGTGTGGAATGAATCTAGCCAATCGTGGGACTTGACAGACGAAGCAGTGTAATTTAAAAAGGTATGTGGTATGCAAAAGAAAGTATTATCTGAAATAGATTTACATTATGGGCAAATTAATATGCCTAAAGGTTTTGAAATAGACCAAGAAAAACTTCAATCAGATATTTTATCTTCAAAAATTAAAAATTTAGAATTTCCATTTTCACGAACTTTGGATATGCTCAATACTTATATTCGAGAGCATATAAAAGTAGAACATGGTATTAATTTAATTAACAAAGAAACATGGGGAAATATTTATAAACCCAAAGAACTTTCAATTCCTTTATTAAATATAGATCCAGTTGATTTAAGAAATTCTCCCGATTATACATTACTATATGGTGTAAAAGTTAAAGACTGTATGGTTCGAATACACTATGATCAAAACAGAAGAGCGGGAAGAAGTTGGGATATAGAATTAAAAAATAATAAATTTATTATGTTTCCCTCTACTCAAATGTATTACATAACAAACAATCAAAAAGATTCTTTAAACTTTATTTTAACTACAACCTATGAATTTATCTAATTATTTTTGGTATTTTACTGGAGCGTTAACTCCTAAGTTTTGTGATGAAGTTATTAAATATGCATTATCTAAAGAAGAAGTAATGGCTTATACGGGAGGATATGGAGATAGAAAATTAAAAAAAGACGAAGTAAAAAATATGCAAAGAAAAAGAAAATCAGATTTAGTATGGTTAAATGATACTTGGATATATAAAGAAATACATCCGTATGTTCATCAAGCAAATAAGAAGGCAGGATGGAATTTTGAATGGGATAGATCAGAGTCTTGTCAATTTACAAAGTATAAACACAATCAATATTATGATTGGCATACAGATCCTTGGGATAAACCTTATCAAAGAAAAGAAGGTGATCCTGAGAATGGCAAAGTTAGAAAACTTTCTATGACGTGTCAACTAACAGATGGCTCGGAATATACAGGAGGAGAATTAGAATTTGATTTTAGAGACTATGATCCAAATATGAGAGATGAAAGTAAACATATAAGACAGGTACCTGAGATATTACCTAAAGGCTCTATCGTAGTATTTCCTTCACATTTGTGGCATAGAGTCAAACCAGTAACCAGGGGAACTAGATATTCACTTGTCGTATGGCATTTAGGATATCCATTTAAATAATATGTATATAAATAATTATTTTGTAACACCTATATGGAATGAAATTAAAAAAGATTTTGTTAAATCTTTAAACAAAGCATCGGACCCATATATTAAAGAAGCAAAAAAAACTAAAGAAGCTAAAGCTCATCTTAAAGCTCACGGAGACTTTGGTCGATCATTTCATTCAACTCAATTACTAGCGGACAATCAGTTTATGGATTTTAGAAATTATGTTGGTCAAAAATGTTGGGAGTTTTTAGATCATTCAGGATTTGATATGAGTAAGTACACAACTTTTTTTGAACAAATGTGGGTACAAGAATTTGCAAAGAAAGGTGGAGGACATCATAATGCTCACGTTCATTGGAACACTCACGTCAATGGTTTTTATTTTTTAAAAGCTAGTGAGAAGACTTCTTATCCCGTTTTTCACGAACCACGGACAGGAGCAAGAGCAACTAAATTACATATGAAACCTCAAAAAGGAATATATTCAGGAACAGAATTAGTTAATTTTAAACCTGAACCAGGATTGCTAATGTTTTTTCCAGGGTATTTGGAACACGAATTTTCTGTGGATTACGGTAAAGAACCTTTTAGATTTATTCATTTTAATATATCAGCTGTTTTAAAGGAGCACGCTAAAGATGTTTAAAAAGAAAAAGTATACAGTTATCCGTCAAGCAATATCAAAAGACCTAGCAGCTTTTGTTGCTAATTATTTTATAATGCAAAAGCAAGTATATGATACTTGTAGAGATCGTAGATACTTTTCACCATTCGAAGATATTATTGGATGTTATGAAGGTGAGAATGAACAAATTCCAAACACTTATTCTCAATATGCAAATATGGCTATGGAAACTTTAATGTTAAAATGTCAGCCACAAATGGAAAAAGAAACAGGATTAAAATTATATCCTGCATATACATATGCTAGAATATATAAAAAAGGTGATGTATTAAAAAGACACAAAGACAGATTTAGTTGTGAGATATCTACTACTATGAATTTAGGTGGCGATGACTGGCCAATATATCTAGAGCCATCTGGAGAAGTTGGTAAAAAAGGTATTAAGATAGATCTAAAACCAGGAGACATGTTGGTTTATTCTGGCTGTGAACTAGAACATTGGAGAGAAAAATTCAAAGGTAAAGAATGTATTCAAGTATTTCTTCACTATAATAATCGTAAGACACCGGGAGCTAAAGATAATATGTTTGACAAACG